AAGAAATTTAGTAAGGAGCAGATTGATAGGATTGTTAAAATGTTTCTTCCAAAATATTTGAACTGGATTGGGAAAAATCTTGATGCGATACAATTTGACGAGAAACTCTCAAAACTATATAACGCGGTGAATAAGTTCCACACAATTTCTTCGAACTTACCAATCACCGACCTTTATCAATATAAGTCACCCGACCAATTAATCTCTGCATTAGAGGATTATCAAACCAAACAAAGAAGAGTTGTAAGACAAGTTGAGGGTGGTAATGTTGTTTTCGAGAATGATAAATTTTTTATTGTAAACCCACTTAACCATAAAACGTCTTGTTATTATGGTAAAGGAACAAAATGGTGCACCGCCGCAGAAGAGAATAATCAATTCAATCGTTACAATGAGGATGGTAAACTATTTTATATTATCGACAAGAGACTTAAAGCAGATGACCCATATTATAAAGTTGCTTTATTAAATAAGTTTGAAGGAGATAAATCTTGGTGGGATGCAAAAGACAATTCTTTCAACAAAGGATGGATTTTTGCTGATGAGGACTATAAGACATTGATGTCGGCAATCGACCAATACATGGAAAGTCAATTTGCTGAACAATTGAAAGTATACAGGGACAAAGATGCTGCCAGAAAAGAAAAAGATAGATTGGCGAGAGTGAGAGAACAACAAAGAGTGAGAGCACTAAGTGAGGAGGCTGATGAAAGAAGAGCGAATGGAGAATGGAGTTTAAGTGATGACCCAGACGATATTGCTTTGAAAGCACACGCTCTTTTCGAATGGTTATCGGATAATAATGATATTGAACCTCTAACAACTCAGGATAGAATTGAAATTCAAAGACTCAGAGATGAAATTGAAAGGCTACAGACAGAATATGATAACAGTGAGGACGTAAGAACAGACCTTTTAGATGAGATAAGTGATTTGGAAGATGAGTTAGAGGAGTTCGATGAAAAAATAGATGTTTATAATTTAATTCCAAGTGGTCGATATTATAACATGACAGAATTCGAGGTTATAAATGCAGGCTTAAATGGTCAGAGGTATGCTGTTGGTGATTCTGATGATATGCAAAGAAGTGCTGAAGAATACGTTGAAAACTTGATTGATGATGTAGGATATGCAGGTTTTAGTGCATCTTTCGCAAGAGGGTATATTGATGAACAAGCCGTGTTAGATTATGCTGAAGATGTTTATAATGAAGATGTTCAGAATAATCCTGATGTTTATTTTGATGAAAGCGAGAGAGAATTATCCAATGAACAGGAAGAAAAAATTGGGATTAACAAAGAAAGAATTTCACAAACAGAAAGATTAATCTCCCAATTGGAGGATGACTTCGGAGATGAAGATAGTGAGGATATCGAAGAAAAGATAGATGAGTTGAATGATATTATTTCCGAATTACAAGATGAAATTGAAGAAATAGAATCGAATCCCGAGGGTGAATTTCCTCAAGATTTAATCGATGAAAAAGTTGAAGACTTATTAAGTGATGTAAGAAGAGACCCTGAATATTTTATGAGTGAGTTCGGACTAGAGTGGGAGAATTACATCGATAAAGATGAATTCGTTCAAGGAGTTATTGATGCTGATGGTTATGGGGTTGTAAATGGTTACGATGGTAACGTTGATGAGATAAGAGTTAATGATACATTATTTTATGTTATGAGAATTGATTAACACCAAAATTCAAGTTATAATTCACTTATGGCAAGAAAGAAAAAAATGACATTCAAGTTGGACCCGGAATGGTTATTAAAAGAACCACTTGATTTTGAGTTCAACAAATATACTCTGCTTGATTATTTACAGAAGTGTGAACAAAGGTTTGATAATTTTGAAATTTATCCTGACTTTGTTGAATTGTCATTACACTTAGCAAATCTCCAATCCTTAATTAAAGAAAATACTCTTCTTTTAACCAAAAAGAAATTTGAATCTTGTGATGATGAGATTTTATTAAAAGAATTATATCCAAAGAAACCGAGAGAACTTACAATTCAAGAGGAAGAAGAGTTGGATAAGACTATAAGATATTCAGGAAACAAATTGTTTGATGCGTTCAATCAAGCAAAATCAATTTGGAACTTAGCCTACGATAACGTTACCATCAGTCTAAGAAAAAACAAATCAAACTTGGGGTATGGTAAGGGTTATCTTTTTTATTATAGAAAAAGTGAAGATAAGATTTTAGTTTGGGAATATGATATTAAAAAAATTAAAGGAGATGATATTAATAGTAAGACTTATCTATCCTTAATTTTTGAAGACTCACCTGTCGACATGACACTTCCAACAATCTTGGATAACTTTTCTTCTTGGAATAGTAAATCATTTTATCAAGAATTGCCTGTTTTCGAAATGAAAACCTCTCAAGAATTTCCCATGGAACCAACCCTTATTCCAATTGCGAAGAGGAAAATAATGGCATATGTCTATCAAGTTGTTAACTTTGAAAAGATAAAAAATTTTGACTCTGAAATATAATTTACTTATATTTTAGTATGGGTTTTAACAAAAGATTTGTTAGTTTAGATGATAGTATCAAGGCATTGGAGAACAATGACCTTAAAGGATATTATGGTAAAAGTGATATGTTATTGTTTGATGACGAGGTGTCGTCAAGAATATATGAACTATACCAAGAGGGAAAAAATGAGTCACAAATTTTATTAATTATAAATCAAAACATGGAGGAAAAAACCAATGAAGTGTATTAAAGCAATCAAACCATCCAAAGGGGTGGAAGTAGGTGACATCAAAAGAGTTGATGACAAAACCGCTTACAACATGGTAGGAAGTATGTGGGCATACATTCCTAAGTCGGAATATAAAGCTCAGTTTGCTAAAACTGCCGATGAACCAAAACAGGAAAAGAAATCAAATCCAAAACAAATGGATGGTGTTCAAAGTGAAGAACCATTTGTAAAAACAAGAAAAAAATCTAAGTAATGGGAAACGTAAAGAAAAATTTGGTGGAAATGCTTTTGTTAGAGGCACAAGCACAAAAATCTAAAGCGTTGTTATCTTTAGAATTATTAACAAATCATGCGGTTGGAATTGGAGACCACACAACAGGAGACTTCTACAAAAATGCTGAAGAGGCTCTTCAGATGTTGGTTGACGCTGATGACAAGATAGAAGCATTAACAAAATACTTTTCATAATAAGATACCATGAAAAAAATTCTCAAAAAACTTGATTGGTGGATTGATTACTATTTTGTGTGGATGTTATATAATGGTAATAAATCTCATCGATATATTGAGTATATGGAAAAAAAATGGGGAAACGGTGATAGATAAATTGATTCGAGATAACGACTCTTGGGTAGATAAACCAATTGACCCAAAGGATTTCGAAGAACTTAATTCTACAATAAATTTATCCCAAGAACATAAAGTTATTTTGTGGCTTTGGAAAAAATGTGGAACATCTCACATGTCAAAAATCATGAACAAATATGGTTTTAAGTATTACAGAATTGAGGGAAGTAGTTTAAATTTACTTAATAATCACGTAGTTCAGAAGCACTACTGTAATTTGTTTCATGGTCATGAAAAATATAAAATTTTAGCTGCGGTTAGAAATCCATACTCAAGATTTTTTTCTGACTTTACATTCAACAGAGCACCTGAAGAATTTATTTATAACGAGACAAACAAAGAAAAATTTAGACTCTCAATTTATCAGTCAACGGTATACTCTGATATTCTTTCAAACGAGTGTGTAGATTTTTCTCAAAGGGTTCCCGACTATCCCGTCAGATTAGAAAATTTATATGAGGATTATAGTAAAATACCTTTCATTGTTGAAAGTGAATATTTCAGAAGTGGCGAATTGGAGAAGGATGTCAACAAGAAAGTAAATGTTTCAAATGAGGATGAAAATCTTTGGAGGAAATTTTATACTCAAGAAGTGGCAGATATGATATATTATAGAATGCCAAGATATTTTGAATTATTTGGATATGATAAAAATTCGTGGAAATATGAATAACATAGAAAATAAAAAAGAAATGGTAAATAGGTCAACCCACTATGGTGATGACCTCAGAGATTCATTGATTATATGAAAAAAAAGTGGGTAAATGGCACTAGATAAGCTAATTAGAGAAAATAACAATTGTTTTAAAGCCAATATTTTAGCCCCAGAGGTCATTGAGCGTATGAAAACTGTTGTCAATTTATCTCAGAAACATAAAATTATTCTGTGGCTTTGGAAAAAGTGTGGTTCTACCCACATGACTAAAATCATGAGCAAGTATGATTTCAAATACTATAAAGTTGAAGATGATAACTTAACTTTAATCGAAAATGGGATTGGAAAAAATCACAGTTGTAACTTGTTCGTTGGACACGAAAACTTTAAAATTGTATCTGCCGTTAGAAATCCATATACAAGATTTTTTTCTGATTATACATTTAATAGAATACCCCAAGAATTCATTTATACCGAAAAAAATAAGGAAAATTTTCGGACACACATTTATAGAATAATTCTAAATTCAGAATTATTTCATGATAGTTGTATGGACTTTACTGAGAGGGTTCCAGATTATCCTGTCAGATTAGAAAATTTATATGAGGATTATAGTAAAATACCTTTCATTGTTGAAAGTGATTATTTCAAAAGTGGAGAATTGAAAAATGAGGTTAACAAAAAAATAAATGTTTCAAACGAGGACGAAAATCTTTGGAGAAAATTTTACACTCAAGAGATTGCCGACATAATATATTATAGAATGCCGAGGTATTTTGAAATATTTGGATATGAAAAAAATTCATGGAAGCAATAACAGAATGGTCAAAATAACACATATCTCGGACACACATGGCTCACACTCAGAACTAAAATTCAACGGGGGAGATATCCTTATACATAGTGGAGATGTTTTCGATTTGAAAGGAAAATTAACTGAACAAGATGTTTCACAATGGTTCAAAAGTTTACCATACACATATAAAATATTAGTCCCTGGTAATCATGACCAAAAAACTCAGAATATGAAAGGTGATGAAAATTTTTTCATATTAAATAACGACGTTTGTGAAATTTTGAGTCTAAAAATATACGGATTGAGTGTGTGTTTGAAAGAAGTAATTGTGAAAAATACCCATAACGTTTTCAAGGATGTGGATATTGAAAAAATGACTAAAGATGATGAAGTTGATATATTAGTAACACACGGACCACCTAAAGGAATTTTTGATATTAAAAATGGACAAAGTGTTGGTTCTTTAGCTTTGAAAAAATATGTCGAAATAAAAAAACCAAAATATCATTTATTCGGCCACGCACACCATTCAACTGGAATATATTCGAATGGACAAACAATTTTTATAAACAACAGTATTGTTTTTATTGCACACCTTGGAAATATTGTTAACAAACCAATTGATATTATGATAGATAATGACTAAAATTGATAAAAATTCGTGGAAATATGAATAACAAAGCCTACATTAATCAAAAACTTACTTATACTGAGGATGGTAGACTTTTAGATGAAAATGGTAATGCTGTAATGATGGATTGGGAAACTCCAATTATGGAAAAATCCGCGGAAATAATATGTAAGAAAGGTGGTAAGATTCTTAATGTAGGTTTTGGAATGGGTTTGGTTGATTCGTTTATCGAAAAATATGATATTCAAGAACATTGGATTATTGAACCTCATCTTGATGTTTATACTAAAATACTTGAGGATGGTTGGCACTTGAATCCGAGGGTTAGGATAATGTATGGAGATTGGCAATGGTATGTTAAATACATGCCAAAGTTTGATGGGATTTATATAGACACATGGGACGAGGAAATATATGGATTTGAAGAACACGTCCCCAATATTTTGAAAGACGACGGTATTTTTTCTTTTTTTAACAACCCGAGAGGTGATGAAGAAGGAATACACATGGCTAAACGAGATTTTGAAATTCTTAGTGAATGGGGTGAAATAACATTCGAAACGCTTGAATTGGAAAAAATTGATGATATAGATAAACAAACAACGAATGGTTGGTTCTATTGGCATCCTAGTTGGAAAACATATTACTGCCCAATTATAAAAAAGAAGAATAGTTTTAAAATGGAAATTACAGATGTTATGAAAAAATTAGAAGGTAAAGAACTATTTCGACACACTGTTGAAACTACAAAAGATATAGTCGAAAATTCTAATATAAAAGAAATGGTAAATGGACCTGCTCACTATGGTGGAGTGGATAACCCCTACGAAGTAATTAAAGTATGTGAAGCGTGGGGGTTGGAATATGATGCTTATCTTTTCAATGTGGTTAAATATGTTGCAAGGGCGGGTAAGAAAGATGATACCAAAGAATTGGAGGATTTGAAAAAGGCAGCATTTTACCTCGATAGAAAAATTAAAAACTTAGAAAAATGATAATTTGGTTAACAGGACAACCTGGCTCAGGTAAGACAACTATTTGTAAAAGAATCCTTTGGGATAAACCAGGTGTATTCCACATTGATGGTGATGACCTCAGAGATTTATTCGAGAATAAAGATTATTCTGAAACAGGAAGAAGAAAAAACATCGAACTCGCACAACAAATTGCACAATATCTTCATAAAAAAGGGAGTGATGTTGTGGTTTCCTTGGTCTCCCCCTACAAAGACCAAAGAGATAAGTTCAAACAAAAGATGGGGGATAATCTTGTTGAGGTTTATATTCATACAACTGACGTAAGAGGTAGAGAAGACTTCTTCGTTAAAGAATATGAAGCACCGACAGAAAAATATCTCAGCATTGACACAACAAATGAAAGTGTTGAGGAATCAACAAAAAAAGTATTAGATTATGCAAAAAATTCACGTTGAGGGTGACCCCAAACTCAAAAACACAGGGGCAAAACAGTATTCAATGTTTATTGGTAGATGGCAACCATGGCATTCAGGTCATAGGTGGTTAATTGACCAAAGATTAAATGAGGGTAAAAACGTTTTAATTTGTATTAGAGATGTGAAACCTGATGAAAAAAATCCATTCGCCGCTCACGAAGTTCACACGAATATTCTGAAAGAGCTTTGGGAATTGATTGCTGAAGAAAGGGTTAAAGTTGTGGTTATACCTGATATTGAATCTGTAAACTTCGGGAGAGGTGTTGGATATGACATCATCGAACACATTCCACCCCAAGAAGTCAGTGAAATATCTGCGACAAAAATTAGAGAACAATTAAAACAAGAAGGAAAGTTATAATGGAGAATTACGTAGGAAAGGTTATCAATGGTGATTGTATTAAGGTTATGTCTGAAATGCCGGAATCATGTGTTGATTTGATTGTAACGTCCCCACCATATGGTGTTGGTATTGCGTATGATTCATTTGATGATGATTTGGAGTTTGACCAATATAAAGTGTTTAGTGCCAATTGGTTGAGAGAAGCGTATAGAGTATTGAAGGACGATGGTAGAATTGCGATTAACATTCCTTATGAAATTAACAGACAAGATAAAGGTGGAAGAATCTTAATGGTCTCTGAGGTTTGGCAGATTATGAAAAACATTGGATTCAAGTTTTATGGGATTGTTGATTTGGAGGAAGATTCTCCTCATAGAAGTAAGACTACTGCTTGGGGTTCATGGATGTCTCCGTCAGCACCATACATATATAACCCAAAGGAGTGTGTAATTTTGGCTTACAAGAAAACACATATCAAGAAAGTTAAGGGTGAACCTGAGTGGGTTGGAGAAATCGTGGACTTAGAACAAGAGGACGGAACAACCAAAAAGAAAACTGTTTATCAAGAGGAACATAAGAAAGAATTTATGGATTTGGTTTATGGTCAGTGGGATTATTTTGCTGATACAAAACAAATGACCAAAGCGACGTTCTCATTGGATATCCCAATGAAAGCAATCAAGATTCTTACTTATAGAAATGATTTGGTTCTCGACCCGTTTGCTGGGAGTGGAACAAGTTTATGTGCCGCAGAGATAGGAGGAAGAAGATGGATTGGTATTGAACTTAGTGAAAACTATGCGAAAGTTGCCAAAGATAGAGTCCAACATTTCGTTGATAAAAACAAACAAACAAAATTAGATTTTAAAGAAGGGGTTTTATAACCCCTTTTTTTATTGTCAGTATATTTATAGAAAAGTATTTTTATGAAAGAGGAATTAATAAAAAAATTACTTCAAATACAACTTCAATTTAAATTTTTACACTGGCAGACTTTTGGTGATGCAAAACATAAAACTTATGGTAAAATTTACGATGGACTTGGTGACTTAATTGATGATTTTACTGAATCTATGATGGGTAAATACGGAAGACCTGAGTTCGAGCCTGAGTTTGGTTTGATGTTTCAAGATATCACGTCTTTGAGTGTTCAAAACTTTATGGACGGTATTACTGAATTCTTAGTAGGAATGTCTGACCAACTTGATGGTAGATATGATACTGACTTGTTAAACATCAGAGATGAAATGTTAGCATTAATCAATAAATCAAAATACTTACTAACTTTAAAATATTAATATGGGAAAAGTAATCAGACTCACTGAAGCTGACTTAACTAAAATTGTTAAGATGGTAATCAAAGAACAAGGTGAGGATAGAAAATTGACAATGGCTGTTCAAAAATTTTTGAACGATAAAAATGTTATGAATGCAGGATTGGAGGTTGATGGACTAACAGGTCCAAACTCACAAACTGAAAAGGCTATCATGAAACTTCAGAGTATGTTGGGAGTATATCCAACAGATGGAAAATGGGGTGAAGAAACAGAAAAAGCTTTAGAAAAGAAAAAACCTATGTGGTATAAAATTTGGGATTCATATAGACCAGGTTGGTTCTCATTCTAAATGAAGAAATTAATTAAGGAGACGGGTATAAGAGATATTTCGGCTTTGAGGAAGAGATATCCCAAGGCCGAAATCTATTTTCACCAAGACTTGGATGGTGTTACCACAGCAATTGCAATGAAGAAATACCTTGAAAACAATGGTATTGATGTTGTGGGAGCACATATCATCCAATATGGTGATAAAGAATTTGCGGTTAAGAAGAATGATGCTGAAGGTGATGTGATGCCGGTTTTAGTTGATTTCGCACATGGTAAACCAATGTTCAAGATTCACACAGACCACCACGACAAACAAGTTGGTGCTGAAAAAGGAACGTCAAAATCATTCAGACAAGCTCGTTCGAATGTTGAGACAATATCTCAAGTTGTATCACCCAAAGACTTGTTCCCAAGCTCAGATATTTTATTGATTAACACGGTGGATTCTGCTGACTTCGCTAAATACGGATTATCAGCTGAGGATGTTGTTAATTATCTATATAGATTTGACAAAGAAACTCCACTACAAAAGAATAAAATGCTTCTTGGTTTTGTTATTAACAAACTATTATTAGCATTCAAAAACAAACCAGGATTTTTGGAAGGTTTGGTGATGGACTCTGAACCATCATTACTTTCAATTCTTACGAATATTAAGAGTTGGATGAAAACAACAAACGCACCAAAGCCAAAAGAATTACAAAAAAATGCAGAAGATTATGCGAAAGCAATGAAGGACTTTCCGAAAGTCAGCGACAATATTATTTTCCAATACGGTGGGGGTAGTATGTTTAAAC